CTTGCGCGCAGGGCTGCGACTTCCTCCCTGAGCGCCTGGGCATCGGTCTCCTTCTGCTCCAGATGCGCGGCGAGAGCGCACGCAAAGTCTGCCGCCAGCCTTTCGCGGATGTAGGTATCAAAGTCTCGACGCTTCATCTGCTTGCGGAAAAAATCAGCGATGTAGCCTCGTCCGCCGGCTGAAGTTTTCAGGTTGTGCTCACTCATGGCTCGCATCCCCCTTCGCCGGCTGAGGCGCGGCGGCGAGCCACGCTTGGCATTGCACGACAGCCTCGCCGAGCGGTTCTCGGTGATGGCCGGCAGCAGTGCCCTTGTTCCAGTCGACGCCTGTCGTCATGCCGTGCGCGTGCTTGAGCAGCAGGCGGAAAGACTCCGGCACCTGCCCAGCCTGGGCGACCGGGGCGCCTGATTTTGCGTTTCCGATTGCTTCCTCTGCAGCCGCCGCCTCGTTGTCCATGTTCGCCTCGCTATTCCACATGGCATGGGCTGCACGCTCAAGAGCTGCAAGAAGCTCGGCGAGCCGGGACTGGGCGGCGTCGAGTCGTTCCCCAAGTTCTTCCGCACGGCTTACCCATTGGGACTTTTGCTGCTGAAGCGCCCCGGCGATGCGGTCGTGCTGGGTTAATGCCTCTCGCAGAACATTCACCGATCCACTCGACCCGCGATCATCGCCGTTGCAGCGAGCAATAAAATCATCGATATGATCAAGCGCTTGCTGAACGCCGCCATGCTTCGGGCAGTCGACTATAGGAGGGTTTGCAGCAGAGCAATCACCGCCGCATCGCTCGCAACATAGCTCGGGTGCCGGGGAGTGTTGTGCCACCGCTACAGCGGCATAGCGCGCCTTCAGGTCTTCTGGCGCCTTGTGCCACTTGTGCTCAGGGTTCAGCGCATCGAACAGTTCTTTCCCAGTGCGTACAAGGGAGGGTTGCGCCAGGGCGGCGCGGGCTTGCCATGCTTCCCACATTCCTTGGACTACGCGGTTTTCATATGCATAGCCATTCCAGCTAGAAAGTGTGTTGTGTTCAGGCTCTTGAGCTACCCAGCTATATTTCCTGTCTGTCCACGCTTCAAACGCCTCCCGCTCCCCCTGCGCGCACTCTGCCTGCTCTGGGTGCTTGTCGCGTACTTTCTCTCCGCACTCGATGCATATGCCATCGCTGCGAACATGGTCGCTGTGCTCACATTGCTCCACCTGCTGCGAGGCGAGGAAGACGTCCCGATCTTTGCACCACAGTTCAAGCACATCCCTCGGGATGCTCGGACGAATCTCGCGCAGCAACTCCAGCGCCTTGTTCCAATTGCACTGGGCAGCAGTGTGCCCTCCCGCACCGCAGAGGGTGCAGGCTTTCTGTTCGGTCATTGTTCAGTCCTCGGCGGGGTATTGGCGGGTGCCGCGCTCGCCCTGGTCGGCGTCGTTGGCAATTTCGTTGAGCTGTCGCGCAAGCTGGCGGATCTGCTCGGGCACCATGAAGAGGGTTTCGGGCAAGCCCTCGATGCGGCAGTACCCGCCATCCATTGCCTGGCGGTGCTCGACGGTCAGTTGGATGGTTCGCATGGTGCTGGCTCCTTCGGCGGATGGCAGCGGAAGCACGGGCACTCGCCGATGCGCTTTCCGGTAGTGCGGCAGATGCGAGGGGCGCTCACGGCTTGACCTCCGGTGCCGCCTGGTCGGCGGGGTGGTTGTTTGCGGGCATGACTTGTCCTCGGCGCCTGCTGGCGCGGAAAAGAGTTTCCGGAAAGGGGTAAGAAATTTCGGGGAGGTCAGGCGGCGAACGCCTGGCGTTGGCGAATCTTCCACGGGTCATTGGCCCGCGCGATCGCCGCCATCGTTCCAGGGCTGACGCTGTTGCCGCACATGTGCACCTGTTCCGACAGGGTGAACCGGCGCCCATCGTGGCCGCGGTCGATGACGTAGCTGTCGGGGAAGCCCTGGGCGCGGTACAGCTCGCGCGGCTTCAGCATGCGCAGGCGGATATCGACGATCACGTAGGGGCTTCCGCTGATCCACACGGTGACCAGGGCCAAGCGGTCCTTGGTGGTGATCGTGGTCAGCGGATCGTCGAGCGCCGCCCACTGGCCGCCGGTCGAGTGGTAGCGCATCAGGAAGGCCGAGCACCACAAGGCACCTTCGAGCTGATCCGGCGTCAGGCTGGCGCCGACCATCTCCGCGCTGACCGCTCCGTGGTGTTGGCCGCCGGCGCTGATCGTGTGCAGCGGCTCATCGGCGCCGCGCGCGTCGCAGTTGCCGCGCAGGTGCAGCAGGTGGGCGGCGACCAGGCCGTGGTGGTCGGTGCCGGTTTGCGTTCCCAGCGGACCATCCACCGGTGCACCGTGCGATCCCTTCCGCAGCGTCACCAGGTTGGCCGTGACCAGCTGCTGCTGGCTTCCCTTGTTGGTGATGGTGCTGATTGGCGAATCGGCCGGGCGGCTGTGGGTGGTGTTGTAGCCGCCGTTGGCCTGGGCCAGGAAGGCGGTGGCCACGCCGAGCGCGTGCGCCGCTCCCGCCGGGCGCTTGTACTCACCGCCGCTGGTGATGGTAGGCATGGGCTGGTCTACCGGCGTGCCGCTGGCGTCGAAGCGGAACTTCACCAGATGAGGCATGGCCAGGGCGAACGATCCGCCCTTGGGCCAGGCGGTCACGGTGTTCAGCGGCTTGTCGACAGGGTGAACCGCCTCGCGCGACCAGTTGGCGATCGGCACGATGAAGGGCTGAGCGCGCTGCAGCACCTCCTTCTCGATACCCTTGGCGATCCGGCGCATGGTGGCGTCGGCGAGCGGGCGCTTCCGGTTGCGGATGGACTGGCCGAAGTCGCTCCAGTCGATGCACTCTGCTGCAGTGCGGTAGGCCTTCAGGCCCTTGCCCGGCCGTGCTGCGTGCGTCTTCACCGGTGCCGCCGCTTCGTATTCGTCGGCCGTTGCGACCATGTACAGGCGCTGGCGGCTGGTCGGGTCGCCATAGTCGCAGTTCCGCTCGACCCAGTGCTCAACCTGGTAGCCCAGGCCGCGAAGCATGGCGCGGAAGTTCTCCCAGGACCGGCCCTTGGGCTGGCCGTGGCGCAGGAACTTGGTCTGGCGCTTCCGGCGGCGCGCGGCGCTGCCCGCCAGCTCGCCGGTGTCCGGCACAAGGAACTGCTCATCGCGCGGTACCTGCTCGCCCGGGGCGGCGATGCTGCCGTCGAGCTTCACCACCCGGCCGGTGGCCTTGTCGCGCTTGGCCACCAGCGGCCCCCACTGCAGGATCTGCTTCACGTTCTCCAGGCTGATGACCCACGGGCCTTTGCCCTGGCGACGCAGCTTGCCCGCCCACTTGATCACCACCCAGGACAGGTCGCGGATCTCCTTCTTGCGCGGCTGGCCGCCGGCGGCCTGGCTGTGGTGCCGGCAGTCCGGCGAGGCGTGCAGCCATCCGACGACCCTGCCGCCGGTACTCTCCAGCGGATCAACGCCCCAGACGTCGGTCTGGTAGTGCGCTGCGTGCGGGTGGTTGGCGATGTGCATGCTGATCGCTGCCGGGTTGTGGTTGATGGCCAGGGAGACCTGGCGGCCCAGGCCGATTTCCAGGCCGGTGCTGGCACCGCCGCCGCCGGCGAACAGGTCAACGATGATGGCGTCGTCGTCCTCTTCGAGGGCCAGGCCGAATTGTGTTTTGAAGTCGAGCGGGGCTGGCTTCTTCATTGAAGTCATGCTGCGGGCTCCTTGGAGTCGTTGAAGATGTCGAGCTGTTCTTCTGTGCTCACATGTCGCTTGGCCGCTTGCTGTTCCTGCTGCCTCTCTCTGGCCGCTGGATTTGGCCCGAGCCCTGCCATGAATAGGCATTGTTCCTCTACGCCCTCGCGGCGCTGCGTTTCTGGGTGAACGATGGTCAGCACGCCGCCGAATCCCTGGAGGATCAGGGCATGCTCCGCGGCGAGCTTTGCAACCGCGTCATAGGCTTCTTCGCGGGTCATGGTTTCTCCAGGTAGAGCGCCGCCGCGCCGCGGGTGCGGCGATTGGCGAAAGTGGTGGGTTATCGCGGGAGGCGAGGCGCCGCGAGACCGTTGATCTCGACCTGACGTACCCTCTGTCGTAGCCAGTCGGCATTCACGCCCAGGCCGCTTGCGATGTGCTGCCAGTCGTAGCCTTCCGCGCGGAGTTCGTAGGCCAGGGCCAGCTCGGCGGTACCAAGGCGGCCCCTTGGCTCTGTGCTCATCAGAAGGGCACCCCATCAAACTCCCACTCCTCGCATCCCTTGGCGCGCACATCCTCCGGCGGGTCGGACATGTACTTCAGGCACGTCTTCCCGTGGGAGTGCTTGCAGGTGCTGCACTTCACGGAGATAGCCTCAAGCTGCCGCAACATCTCCCGCATGACGTCCTTCTGGCTGTTCAGCTGGGTCAAATTCATAACCGACGATCTCCGGGTATTTGCCTGTCTCGTTCACCTGGATGGCCAGTGGCTCGAGCAGCTTGAAGCCGTCGCGCAGCCACTCAATGGCCTGCTCGGTGCTGCCTGGGGTGAAGTCGAACCCTTCTGGCTGCCGGCGCTTCCACCACAGCTCGGCCTTGGCTCTGGCGTAGCCCTCGTGGCTGAGGCACACCCACTCCTTGGCTACGACGCGCAGGCCCGACCAGTAGATGACGCGCAATGTGTCCGGCTTCCCGGCCTTGAAGTGCTGGGCGTAGTCGACACTGGTGATGGGGTGGCGCACTACAGCGGGCTTGCTGCCACTGAGGATGGCGGCGTCGGACACCCCTTCGAACTGCTTTTCCTCTTCGGTGCGAAGGATGTGTCCGCAGTCGGGGCAGGTGAGCGATGAGGCTGGTTTCACCTGTAGGCCGCAGTTCTCGCAGAGGACGTAAGGGGCCCCCGACGCCCCCCCGGCACCGCGCCTGCGGCCACGAATCTGGTCCAGCGGGCCTAGGCGTGAAGTCGTGTCGGAGAAGTCCAGCCACAGGCAGTCCGACTTGCCGGGAGCGATGCGAAGACCGCGACCGGCCCCCTGGCAGTACAGAACCGGCGAGCGCGTCGGGCGTAGCCAGAGGATGCAGTCCACGTCGGGCACGTCGAAGCCGGTCGCCAGGGCCAGCACGGTGACCAGGCAGCGAATGTGGCCGGCGCGGAACCGGGCGATCAGCTGCTCGCGGATCGGCTTCTTCGTTTCGCCGGTGACGACTTCGCAGGTGATCCCGCGATCGCGCAGAAGGTCGCGAAGCTGTTCGGCGTTGGCCACGGTGGCGCAGAAGGCAATCCACTTGTTCCGCTCAGCGGCCAGGCGGACGGCTTCTTCCGCGGCACCATCGAGGTACCCGGATACCGCATCGGAGAGATCACGGATGTTGTAATCGCCGGTGTTGCTCAGCTTGACGGAGCCGGTGTCGATCTGAGTGCCGATCACCTCGGCCGGAAGCACCAGCGGGGAGAGGTGGCCGGCATCCAGCAGCGTCTGCATGCGGATCTCGTAGGCGATCCCGGTGAACAGTGCCTCTTCGCTATCCGTCAGCCAGACGCCGTTGCCGCGGAACGGCGTGGCGGTCATGCCGACCAGGCGGAAGCTGCAGTACTTGCCCAGGTCGTTGAGGAACTGCCGATACAGGCCGGCGTCCTTCGGGTTGATCAGGTGAGCCTCGTCCACGATCACGCATTTGATGTTGCCCAGGACGTGGGCATGCTTTGCCACGCTGCCGATGGTAGCGACGATTACGTCGGCATCCGGCTGGCGGCGGCCAATGCTCGCGCTGTAGTAACCGACCTTGATGGTGCGCGGAAGCATCGCCTTGAGCTTCTCCGCATTCTGCTCGGCCAGTTCCTTGCTGGGGACGATCACCACCGTGCGCGGGTGGTACTCCGGCCAGGTGTCGAACAGGGTCTTGGTGATGGCGGCAGCGATTAGGCTCTTGCCGCCGCCAGTGGGGACCACCAGGAGGGGCGCGGCGTCCTCCTCACGATGGCGGTCCCACCAATCGATCAGTGCATCGATCGAAGCCTGCTGGTAGTCGCGCAGGACAATCATGCAGCGTTCTCCTTCGCGCCAAGCAGGCGCTTGTCGAGGGTGTCGTGGATGGCTTCGCTGGAGAGGCCGTCGGCGCCGTTCACGAACTGCTCGCCCGTCAGCGTGTTGCGGTAGACGATCCAGTTGTCGTCTTCGCTGGCGTCAATCGGCTCGGCAAAGCGGTCAAGCAGGGCAGGAATAAAGCGATGCGCCTGGCAACCGGCCAGTTGGTCGTCCTTGCTCAGCGTCTTGTGGTGCCGCTCGCAGACCCAGGTACCGTCGCGCGCCGGTGTGGCATGGGCGCAGGTTCTGCAATTCGGCAGCGGGGCGGCAGTGGCATGGCAGAGCGAGGAGTAGGGGCACCACTTGCACTCGAACCAGGACGGATCCTCGGTCATGCGCTCTGGTGGCCGGTCGGTGAAGATGATCCGCTCAGCCTTGTCGACCAGGCGATCGGCCTCGGCGGTGTTCTCGTCTGTGCGGCAGCTTGTAGTGGTGCGACCGCCAGGAGACGCGCAGGTGAGATAGTGGCGAGACATGCCGGTGTAGCGCATGTAGAGCAACGCCTGGGCGTAGTACACGGGATCCCAATGGCGAAGTGCGTTTTTCTCGCCATGCTTCGCCTTGCAGGCATCCAGCTTGGCGAACTTTTTCTCGTTGACCTGCTTGTGCTCCCACACGTGCCAGGTCTTCGGCGCCTGCAGGATGCCGTGAATTGCTCCATCCATGTGGCCGCGGAAGTGGCCTCCGAGGGCAGTGAAGCCGAACTGCTTACCGTCTTCTGCAACAGTGTGGAGCTCAATGCCCGGCACAAGACGAAGGCGGTCAGCCTGGACGTCCTCGCCACGGTGACCATCCTCAATGGCCTTCGCCGAAAGCGGGCTGAAGGTTTCGTTCTCGGCCCAGCGGAAGGAGTACCAGAGCCGCCGGGAGCAGCTCTGGCCAATCGCAGAAAAGCCCAGGTAGGTACGCCTGGGCTCCTTTGCTTTCTCCTGTGCCAGGGCCGCGTCTATGGCTGCCAGGGTGGGGTCAGCCAGCAGGTTCGCGGGTATGGCAGCCATGTGGCACCTCAGCGGCTCCAGGGAGCCTTCGTTGCGCCGCCTGCTGCAGCCTGCTGCTGTGCTGCCGCGGCAACGTGCGCCGGCGGGGTGCCAGCCGGAACGCCCCCGGTGCAGGACTCATAGCCCTTCACCTCGTTCTGGTCGGGATACTGGCCGCTCTTGTCCTTGCGAATGCCGACCTTGATGCGGAGCGGCTTGTCATGCAGCTGACTGGTGTCCTGAAGCTGCATCACATTGATCGCGCGGCATAGGGACGACAGCTGACCCTGGCCGATCTGAACGGCCTGCTGGTTTGGGTTGTCCAGGGTGATGCTGGCGAATACCAGGCGCCCCTTGAACTGGCCGTCGATGATTTGGAACTTCAGCGAGATGTAATGGCCGTTGTTCGCCTTGGTCGGCTTGATATCGGAGCTCTCGACGATGGCGGTATAGCTGCCGGCCGGAATCAGCTCGAAGGACTGGGCGGGTTCTACTGCGGCGGCGTTGAAGTTGAGTTGTGCCATGGTGTGTTTCCTCGTTACTGGTTAACTGCTTGGGGTTGTTCGGCGCTCTGCGGGTTGAGCAGGGCGCTGATAAAGGCGTTCCACTCGAGCGGCAGGCGCTCGGGCATCTGGTAGCGGTTCTTGGCGATGAAGGAGGGCTTCTCCACCAGGTGGAGCCAGCGATTTCCGGTCCCGGTGGCGATGTTCCGTGCGCCCTTGATCGACTTCGGATCACCGTCCTGGCGCAGGAAGACCTCCGGCGCGGCGTAACCGATGACGTCGGCGCGCTCGTAGATCAGTTGGAAGGCGCGCTTGTGCAGCTTGATCTGCACCCGGTCGTAGGCCGCCATCTCCGGCGGCTCGAAGCGAACGATGTCGCTGTGGGCGATCAGGATCGAGCCAATGCCCTTGGTGGCAGCGAGGTAGCTCAGGGCATCGAGCAGCTCACGCCAGCGATCCAGCGCCATGACGTAGCCCTTGCCGTAGCCCAGGTCTTCGATGCTCTTCTTGTCCTCGGCCCGGGCGACGGCGTCCCAAATGAGGGGCTCAAGGGCCGACAACGAGTCGAGTACCAGCCACTTGAACGTATGCTCTTCGCTGGCCAGGGCACCGATGGCCTCCATGACCTCTTCGAAGCTTTTGGAGACCGGGAAGGCGGTGGCCTCGATGTTGCCCAGGCCGTCTTCGGTGCGGATGAACACGCAGTCCGGCGAGTTGGCGGCGAAGGTAGTTTTTCCGATGCCGGGGCCGCCATGGATGCAGATGATCGGCGGCCGGTCGTTGCTGACTTTCTTCAGGGATGCGAGCGAGATTGCCATTTCAGCTTTCCTCGTTGATTCGTTCGATTTTCACGGTGGGTTTCGCGGGCTTCGTTTCGATGGCGGGAGCGATCAACGCCCAGAGGCTTGGCTCGTTCGTGCGCAGCCATTTGCAGCCGGTCTCGTCGAGCTTCGGTTCGCTCTTGATGGGGCGCATGTGCGGCGGCAGCTGCTCCACCAGGTTGGTGAGCTGCGGCATGTCGGCCTTGTAGGTCAGCTTGCCGCCGGTGGTGACCTTGAAGCCCTCGAGCTTCTGGGTCTTGCTTCCCTCATCCGGGCAGCCGACTGCAGAGACGATCTGCTGCTCGATTACCAGGCGTTCGGCGTTGGCCATCGATTCGCGCGACTTCGCGTCGATCCAGGCTTCAAAGAGTTCTTTCATGGCGGACCTCCTTCTCTTGGCGCCGGTAGCGAATAACGCAGAGGTCGCCGCAGATGTTGGTGAAGATGGGATTGCGATAACCGTGGCGATGAGCGAGCTCGACTGCCTCGCGGACGCTCTTGCCGGCGAACTCTTCGATCTGTTCTTCGTTGTCTTCGGGCTTGTTCACGCTGCGCTCTCCATTTGCTGCTTGATGGCTCGCCACTCATCGGCCTTTGCTCGCCACTGGCGGGCCTGGGCGCGATCTTCGGAGCCGTTGTCGGCGTACATGGCGTCGTTGTCCGCAGCCTTCGCCCAGGCTTCGCACTGGCGAATCTGCTCGTCGATCAGGCTGATTTGTGCTTTGTTCATGGCGGTGGCCTCGCTGGGTGGCGAGCAGGCTTATTCGGCCTTGACGAACTCGCCGTCGGCGCCGAGCTGGTACCAGGTGTCCGGCTGTACGCCGTTCTCACCGACCTTGCTGGCGCGGATGTGGATGAGATGGCCTTCGTCATCGCGATAACAGAGGACGATGGCGCTGCCGTCGGATGCTCGAGCACGGCCTTCAATGCCTAGGGATGCGGCAACGGATTCCTGGCCGCTAACTTCGGCTGCCGATTGGTAGCCGGTGTT